CCTCTCTGGTAGGCTGTGCTGGACATCATTTGCTGCCAGTCTCGATTTTTTTGGCTTTCTTCCCTGTTAAAGGCCATTGCTGAGGCCTGGCTTTGCGCTGTCAGTTCATTTGCCCTGGCGTTTGACCATAGGTTCATCAGGTTTCCTAGTGCCCACTGTCCGCTCTGGAGATTGTTTGCGGTTTGTGCCTGTCCGGCGTTAAAGTTGGCTGCTGCCTCTGAGTTGTTTCCCGTGATGCCCGTTAAAGCCTTTCCCAGGATGTCTGATATTCCAGACGTGTTACCCTGCGTTACCTGTCCGCCTTGGGTTCCTGTTGCCTGGCTCATGTTTCCTGACATGGTCGTGTTTCCAACCTGTTGGTTCATGGTGCTTTGGTTCATTGCGCTGCTGTTCGACCCTTTCGAATTGATATAGCTGCTTGCTATATTGCCCATAGCGCCTACTACACTTGGCAGTAGTTGCAATGCGATTGCTCCCCATCCTGCCATTTTGCACCTCCTTAGATCGTATCGAGGCCCGGCACGCTGTAGATCGGCATGGGTCGTGTCCAGGTTTGGTCAAAGTAAAAGTTGCAGATGAACTGGTAGGAGTGGTTGGTGTCTTCAACTGCCAATGTCCTGGCGATGTTTTCTTTACCTTCTTTGATCCAGTCGCTGGACAGTGTCGGCAGGCTCGTGTAGTGGTCTGCATAGTGCCATGCATCCAGACTCTGTGTGTAGGTACTGCGCATTTCGGATGTTACCATGTTTGTGCGGTACCTGTAATCGGCCCAGGCTTCCTGGTAGCCGAAAACCTCTTCGTCCTTTGTGTTGCCCTGTGCATAGATTTCTTGGTTTAATACCGGCTGCTCTCCCAAGTTTGCCAGCATTGGATCGTAGTAGCTGAATCGTGTGCTTCTCGTCCACATTCTGTTCAAACCCTGCTGATAGCTGTGATCTACTCGCACGCAGCACAGGCCCAGCACATAGCCGTGTTCTGTTGCGCTGTAGGTGCACATGTGTCTGGACATGGTTGTCATGCTGTAGGCTGCCGTGTTGCCCTGCGGGCTGGTCGTGTCCGTGCTTGACGTTTGGATGACCTGGTTGATGTTGATTGGCATTCTGTAGCCGCCGATGTATTCGCTTCGGTCAAGGCGTGCATCCGGTGACGTTACACCCCATGCCCCTTTCAGGATTTCTTTGTATCTGGTTCCAGTTCGTGCATCTCGTTCCAGGATGTGCTGCACTGCGATAGCGTTTCTCAGTTCGTTGATCGTGGTTGCGGTTACTCTTGAAAGATTTGCTCCCAGATAACCGTTTTTTGTTCCGTCATTGAATGCCATTCCCGGTATTTTCGTTTCTTCCGGTGTCGGCACGCTTGTTGCGTTGAAATTTGTTCCGAAGTCGTGTTGTAGTTCTTCTTTAAGGTATTCTGTTGTAAACGTTGTTACAGGTGCATTTCCTGTCAGCGGCAGCGGCACGGCTTCTCCTTTCTGCGGCTGCGGCAGACTGCTGGTGAAGTAGTCTTTGTGTTTGCAGACTTTGAGGATGCCCAGTCCTCTTTCTGGTTTTTCGATGTCTTTTAGGTTTTCTTTGTATTCGAGTGTTTCGTCTCCTGTGTAGACATCCACTGGCTGCTGAAGGTTTTCATCTCTGAACCACTCGTTCCAGATCTTCGCATAGGCATTGAACGGCATTCTGTTCACTTCAAGGTTGGGCACTCCCGTTGGGATTCCCATGTAGTCTGCGATTGATCCGACTTCCCAGCCTGTTGTAGGAGGTGCTTTTGCCGTGGGTGTTGTGTATTCTACTGTTTCTGCCCAGAAGCTGCTGTCATTCTGGCCCATCATGTTCACGAAGTGGTTCCAGAGCAGGCGGCTCGGTACGAAGAAGAAGAAAATATCCATGTTACAGTTGTCCATAACAGGATAAAGCGGAGTAGCCATGCGCACCAAGCCGTTCACATCGATTTTGAAAGTATCGCCGGGAAGTACCTCGTCAACATAGATCGGTACCAGATCGCCTTCGTTGAGTGTGGTCAGCAGTGAAAAATCTCTTTTGAATCGACTTCTTCGGATTTCTGCGTGCGGCACTTGGGAATAGTGCTGTTCACTGTTTCGGTTCATGCTTTATTCCTCCTTTTTTGGTGATTCTGCTGTGTCTGGCTGTTGTGCTGCAGCATTGTCTTTCGGCATAATGCCCATTTTTTCAATCCACTCCGGTTCTCCTGCGGTTGCTGCCCAGGCATTGAAGTTGTTCCCGAACTTGTTTCGGATTTCCAGCGGCAGCGTCTCGAACTTCTCTTTCTGCTCGTTCATCAGGTTTCGCCATTCGATGTAGTTTGCAGGCAGCTTGCTGGTGTCGATGTACCAGCCAGGATTAGCCATGACTGTGGTGTCGCCTGCTGCATACCTTGCAAGGATGCTTATGGGGTCGACTTCGTCTTTGTAGCTCTGGATTTTTTCATACGTGTTGACCTCTCCGACCTGTTCAAGATAAGGTCTGCCGTCTTCATCGTACCGCTCTTTGTACTGCGGTTCCAGAATATTGCCCGGCTCGTTTGGCTTCCTTTTCGGTTTTTCATCTCCATAGGGTGTAAAGATTTTAACCATCCTTTTTTCCCTCCATGCTCTTTTTCATCTGTTCGATGTTCCATTCCAGCTCCGGCATGCACGGTGAGATCATGCCGGTTTCTGTGTCGTACTGGCCCAGATGATAGACCCGTTTATCCTCGCAGTCGCTTTTTTCCATCTCTTGGGTCATCCACTTGAAGGTTCTTTCTTTAACGATCGGGTTGATGACCATGATGTTGCCAAAGGTTCCTGCCAGCTCGTCCTTGATAGCATAAAGTTCAAAAGTCATTGTTGTTTTCCTCCATAACTTCTTTGATAATATCATTTTTGTGATATCTTATCCCATATTCGATTGCTTTTCGTGTCGCTGCTGGCACGCTGCATCCCAGTTCTTCTGCTAGATCATCAATCTCGGCTGCTGTGTCATACCTCAGTCTGACTGTCAGTGTGCAGCATGCCATGTTCTTGATGCTTTTCACAGTCTGATTCCTCCTCTGCTGGGTTTCGGATTGACGTTGATCTTTTTGGTTTTCTTTGCCGTGTTGGTGAAAACCTTTTTGTCGGTCTTCGGTTTTACAGTGCTTCGATGTGCCATTACTCTTCCTCCTTATCGAGTTCCAGTGCGTGATAGATCTTGTCCAGCATGTGCAGGATTTTCTTCAGGTGTCGGAAAATTGCGTTGATGTCCTGTAAAGTTACCATTATTTTCAACCTCCTTTCAGTAATTTTGTTTATAGTTCCATTCTATCAAAAAAAAAAAGAAAAACAAGGTGGAATTTTGTCCACCTTGCTGATTTTAGTTATTTGTTTTCGTATTCTTTGAGTTTTTCACAGATTGCATCTGTCCATTCATCATCCATGTTGTATTCTTTTTTCAGCTCGTCTCTGTCTTTGCTTCTCCAACCGCCGTCATATAATGCCGCTGCGCTTGCTTCTACTTCTTCATTGAAAAACATATTGATCTCCTTTCGGTTGTGTGTGTTCCTTTCTACACCTTTATTATACACCTAAAACATACACTTGTCAAGTATTTTTTTAAGTTTTTGGCTGTCCGATCGGCCGTGGTCGGCCGACGAATAGAGGACAGCGTAGCGTATAGATTAGATTTCGGTTGGCTCTTTTATTGGCCGTTCTCGTTGTTTGTAGATGGCTTAGACCTCTGTGCGAATCAATTTGCTCATTCGTTCTTGCATTTTTTTGTCTTTCAGGTTATAATATTCCTGCATGGTCAGGCCGGTCTGCTTGAGCTGAGCAAAGAGAGCGTCGTTTGCGATTCTTCGGCGTTCTCGTTTAATTGCTTTCAGTTCTTCGGATTCGGCTTTTTCTGTTATATCTTCAATTTTTTGCACTTCTTCATCTGTCAGCGGTTTTGCTCCGTGGTCGATGTCGAACAGCTTGTCAAAGTATCTTGGCGGTTTACAGATTTTACCGTTTTTTAGTTGTATTTGATCTTTTTCGTAGATTTCCGCTGCATGGTCGTAATAGTATTTTGCGCCAATCGCCGGTTTTTTGCTCATAAGGCATTGTTCCGGCATAATGCCTAATTCTTCATAAAATTTTTTTCCGTCCTTTCCGTAAATCTTTTTTGTTGTGTACCTTGCTGTGTATGCCATAGATCGCCATTCTGCTGGTGCTAGGATGACGTGTCCCATGCCCCAGATTTTTTCTAGCCATTCGCAGTTATAGTATGTGAATCCTCTTTCTTTCTTGTAAACTTTTAAATCTTCCTGTTTTATCGGTAGATCGTAGACAATTGCGTGATAGTGTGGTCTGTGTGTCTGGCTGCCGTATTCGCCAGCTTGGAAATACATCAGCTTGCCTTTTCCTTTTTCGTGGTATTCTATGTGCCTTCTGAGACGTTTCCAGAATTTTTGCATGTCCTCATAGCATAGACTGAGGTTTTCTGTTATTACTTCGCCTGTCAGTGTGTCCCATGTCGCGCGATATGGGACATTTTCGTTATCATAGGTGATTGTTAGGAACCAGGCGTTTTCATGGTATGGCAGCTCCATTTCCATTCGGTTTGCCCAGGATGCTGCGTTCGCCATTTTGCATCCAGGACAGTGCCCGCATGGTAGCAGCTGAGCATTCTGTTCTTTGAGCAGCTTTTTAACTCGCTGTTCGTTCCACTTCTGCTGTCTTTGATCTGCGTCAAACTCTAGCCTTTCTCCTGTTTTTGACAAGTATGCCTTCAGGCTGACCACTCTTTCTTGTCTGTTGATGATGGTTCTAACCAACGGCCTCGTACATGGCATAGATGTTTCATGCCTCCTTCCTTGAATGGGCCCCAATAACCTTCTTGATGTTATTGGGGCCCATTGACACAAAATTTAGATGCTGCTCGCTTCTCGTGATGGACAAATGTTGCTTCCCTGAGTGAGGCGGTAGCCGTAACTCATGCTGTTTTGTACCCTAGCGCTTCTGCGTATACATCAATTGCATCCCTTATGATATCGCTTTCGATGTATTTATCATACAGTTTGCATGTTTTGATGAACTCTAGTTCTTCGATTTGTTTTTGTGTCAGGTTGATGTTCATTCTTTTTGCCATTTGGCTTCTCATAGTATGCCCTCCTACTTTAGGTGTGCGATTCTTACACCCATATTATACACCTCCTTTTTGTGTCTGTCAATTACCATTTTCGCATTGCTTTTCCGAGACCGTACAGGGCTGCACCTGCTGCCTTTGTTTTCGCTTTGTTTACAGCGTCTGTGAGCTTTTTGCCTGCTTCTACGGTTGTCGGCGTTGTAGTCTGTTTGCCAGACTGTTCGTTGTTGTAGGTGTTGTTTGCGGTCTGTGCGATGTTTCCAACGGTCTTTGCTGATGTTGAGCCGATATTTTGCATGATACTCTGCATGTATCCGGCTTCTTGCCAGTTTTTGGTTTCTTTTGCTGTGTTGATCGCCTGCATGGCGTTTGACAGAAATTGTGCTGTATTGTTTCCATAGTCGTACATCGCTTGCATGGTGGCTGTGTGTGCTGCTGGAACTCCTGATGCCTGAGCGTGGCTAAAGGTTGTGTTTCCGACTGCTGCTTGTCCTCCGCTGCCAGAGCTTGCACCAAAACCGTTGTAGGCTGCTAGTGCCGGGTTTAGACCTGCTTTCTTCAGGTCTTCTACTCCTCTCTGGTAGGCTGTGCTGGACATCATTTGCTGCCAGTCTCGATTAATTCAAAATCAGTCCATTTCTTCGCCTGGCTTGCTCTCCATGCC